TCCTATTACTTACCTGTACCGCTTTGTCTGTAGAAGTGGTTGTTAATTCTAACTAACACACCTACGTTTGAAACGGTTAAGTCTTTGTTATCAGGATTTTGTGATATATCAATTGCTTGAACCACAAATGTACCTGCTGTTCCAGAACTTCCTACATCTAATTGTCCGTATGAAATTCCAGTTGAAGTACTTCCTGTTGTATCTGTTACTGAAAAGTTCTTAAACAAATCAGCTACCACAAAAGACAAGTTTGTATTCATTTCAAAAACTGTCTCTGGTGCATCAATAACGTAAGCAACAATGTCACTTGCATTAGTAGATGACGGATAATAGTTTTTGAACGTTGGCTTTTGAGTAGTTGGATCTGTATAGAAACATCCGTTGAAAACACCCACAACTTGACCAGAAGTTCCACCACTATGTTTAGCAATTGTACCATCTGCTTGTGGTTCTACCAAGTCGCCTTGATAGATGCTAGTGCCATAGTCAGCAGCTATTCTGTATCTGTTTTGAGCATTAATAAACGGAGAACCATTCAGCTGTCTTACGGGTCTTAATCCGTATAGCTCAGTTTTATTTGCCATAGTTTTTCTCCTTTTTAACTATATTAATGTTCATTGGTTGGTATTACGAAAAAATTATTTCTTATTACCACCAAAAGTTACACGAGATTGTCTATCAATATTGATAGGCATCTCAGGTCGCTGCTCCTTCATTAAATCGTTGTCCACGGCTTGTTGTTGATCTCGAGTTCTTCCTGCGAAGTACTCTTTACGTGACTCAACTATTTCTTCAGGTATCCTTGCCAGCACAAGGCCACCTACTCCTATGATACCCGCGTGTTTACCGTCGCCGATAACTGGATAATCGTGTTGGCCAATCTGTGATGTAAGCTCTTCAGCTCTTACCAATTCATAGCCTTCTCTTAGTTTTTTAGACATATTCGCAGTGTCCACAAAACCTCCAGCCTCAGCCCTTAACCATCTATGGTGAAAACCATCTGGTGCAGGCGGTGCATCTAAGTTAGATGGAGGAGTCCAAGGAGCTTTTCTTTTATCAACTTTTGCTCTTGTCTCCGAACCGCGTGAAGTTCTATTTAATTTATTTTCCATAATACTATACCTCCTTCACGTATTTTGCGTATTCTTCTAGTGGCACCCCTAATTTTTTCGCAATAGCGACTTGTGACTTGGTGAGTTTCACGGATCTGCGTCCAGTTTTACCTCTATTAGCAGTAGCAACTGTCTGGACGGGTTTTCTTGGTTGCTCCTGTGTTTCTGACTCAGAGAACTTATGAGGAAAAACCTCTTTTATTCTCTTATCAATCTCATTATAGTAGTCTTCACTGTCTACGTCAAACCCTTCTCCCACTAGATTTTCATGGATTTGAAAAGCGGTGTTTGTCATATACTGATCTTGACCAAACCAATCGTTTTTTTCAGCCCAATCTCTAGCTTTTGGACTAGGATTATTGACCTGATTTTCAACTTGTTGGATAGGGTCATTACTTTGAGATTGCAACTCCTGTTCTGGAGCTTCAGTAATTTTTTTACGTCTTTCTCTATCTGCAAGAGAAATTTTAGCTCTTTCTTTCTCCACGGTTAATCTAGCCAAATCTTCTTGGGCAGATATAATCGCTTCTGAATCATTCATTTCAATAGCTGCTTTTAATTTAGCTTTGACTTGATCTTTTTCAGAGTCTATTCTTGCATCATACTGTTTGACATAACTTTCGTCTATCTCATCGTACTTAGATTTAACATCAGAGTATTTTTTCTTTAAGCCTTCAGCATAAGCAAGAGCTGCTTGTTCTCTTCTTTCTGCTTCACGCATTTTTTTAGTAAGTTTGTCAATTCTTTTTTGAACACCCTCACTATACTCTTGTAAATTTTCTTTAGGCTTTGCTTCTTGAGTATCAACAGTATCTTCTTCGATAGATATTTCTGGTTTTTCAGATTTATCATCGTTGTCGTATGTTTGATAGCCTAAATCTACTTCACCTACGTTTAAATTAGGTTTAGTACTTTTCTGTTCTTGTTCTTCAACCTGAACGTTTGTTTCTTTGACATCATCCGTGTCTAAATCAACACTAGGATTTTTGTCTCTTGTCGTATTTAACTCCTGCATACTTTATTCCTCCTTAGTATGTTTGCAAAATATCGTTAGGATCATCAACTGTTGCAATGATTTCATCATCATTCAGTATTCTGACTTCTCCTCCGTCTATTTTGAATCTTGCCCCTGCGTATCTTCCAAATATTACCCAATCACCATTCTTGCACCATGGCCCATTAGGAAATTTTTCTTTGTCTTTGTAGCAAAGGTCACCTTGTTTCAACACGTAAGCACATACAGTAGTCATCTGCATAGTCTCAAGGGTTGTATCAGATAAAAGAATTCCACCCTTAGTTTTTCTAGCTCCAGCATGTGGTAATACCAACATTCTGTAACCTGTGGGTTCTGGTAATTTATCTAATAAAGATTTGTCTGATTGAACTTTATCGGCTGTAAGCCTTTTATCTTCTTCTTCTTTAGTTTCTTTGTCGTACTTTTCTTGAAGACCTAATTTAATTTTAGGTACTTCCAGATTTGCGGTCTGTGTCGTCATCGAATAACTCCTGTTTGTTCTGCAGGTCCGTCAAGTCCTGTAGCAAGGTTTCTAGGCCTTGTAATTTACCTTTAATATACCAAAATTGATTAAGATTGTCTACACTGTACGCAAGACTGTCCTTAAGGTTTGCAACCTCTTTGTTTATCTTGATCTTAATGTATTTGTAGCTATCGTAATCAATCACAAATGATATATATCATTTACTTACGTTTAATCAAGTCAGTGGCCTTAAGACCATACACGCTCGCAATTACTCCTACGAATATGGTTTGATACCAAAATGGAAGCTGTGAAAAATATTCGAAGAAAAGCTGCATCTTCTGCATTGCGGTTGGATCATCCGAAAATACTGCCCAACTTAACATTACAATTGGAGCTGAGAGCAATAATAAAATAAATTCGTCTTTCCAGTCCGATTGTCTAGCTTCTAGTAACTTACCCTCGTACGCGATTTCTCCCGCTCGCATTTTTTCTGCGTGCATTAATTGTGCGTCCGACATTGCTTGTTTCGTCTTCTGACGATTGGCATATAGGTGGGCTCCAGTTTTTAGGCCCATCCCCAATAGATTTAACCACGGCATAATACTGTTCTCTTCTCCTTATTCCTAAATATGGTAGCATCTCTTCCATAAAGTGTAAAGCACGGTGCCCTTTAATAGTAAATCTATATACATCTTTATGGTAATCTTTTTCTTTCTTTTTTCTTTTGTATATAGGAGCTTCGGCTTTTAAATATTCTTTAAATTTTGTAACGATTTCTTCATCTGTCATTTGAATCTCCATAACTGCACTTGGAGTCCAACCATATTTTCTTTTATTAATACCAAACCAACCTTCACCTTCAAAGATTCCAGCTAATAATATTAATTGTTCTTTTTTATTTAATTCCTGAAAATTTAAAACCCTTAATCTGGATTCCATGTGAGTTAGGTCCTTTTTTTGGAGGTGGTCCTGAAGATACTCCTCCAGATAATCCACCTAGGTTCTTTTTGTCTACTTTTGGTATTCCACTAAAGTCTGTTTTATATTTATCTCTTATAGCAGCTCTAGCATAAGATTCTGCTGAAGCTCCTGACATATTAATTTTTGCTGAATCGTATTCTTCTTTTGCTAATTTTTGAATTTTCTTAGATGCATTTGGAAAAAGCTTTTTTCCCATATCTAATGCAAATGTAAACTTACCCATTATTGTTTTCTTTGTTGTTGAAGTGCTACTTGAGTTTCAAGTTTTTCTCCATCGAAGTCTAACCTATCTTCAAATTGCTCTTGATTCTGTTCTAACTTAGCTTCTTCTCTTTTAGCTCTCATTTGAATGTCCATAGCTTTTAAATCTAACTCTCTTTGCTTTAATGCAACTAAAGGATCTTGCTGTTGGCCACCTTCTTCTTGAACAAGTTGTTGAGTAAGTACATTTATTCTTTTTGCAATTTGTGATGCTGCCATTTGGTTAAAACCTTCTGGGTCTTGTTGTTCCATTTGTGCCATTTCTGGATCTTCTCTCATAACTTGCAATATTTGTATTGTTGCCATTTGAGATATGTGTTCTGATATATGACCTTGAAATAAAGCGTAGACTTGAGGGTTAACTTGCACCATTCTACTTTTCATAAATGTTTTATGTGCTTGTAAATGTGCTTCATGATCTTGTTCTGGAAAAGCTTTAGGTAATTTCATCTGTAAACCTTCCATATTTTCAATTGCAGGGTCTTTTGGTTCTGGTTCTGGTGGTTTAATTAGTAATTCATCAATTTGTTTAGTACCTAATGCAGTATAAATACGTCTATAAGCTTCATATAGGTTGTGAATTTGTGGATTTGTCTGTGCAATTTGTAATTGAGTCTGTGCTAACGTCACTCTTTGCGACATTGAGAAAATATTTGGGTCTGCAACAGGTAAAACATCTACTCTGTCATCAAAATCTGTCTGTTTTATCGTTCTTTCACCACCATAAACATCATAAGGATACTCTGGAGGTAAATATTCTGAAATTACACGTGATAAAATCTTAAATTCTTGCTTCATAGCGTAATATAATCGCTTATGAATAGCTGACATCACTCTTGCACCTCTTTCTAACAGTGCAATTGTAGTTCCAACAGCTCTATTTTGTGCATCTTCACCTGATTGCATGTCTGCAATACCTGCAAAACGTTTTCCTGCTTCAACACAGAAGCCTAAAAGTTGAAATAATGTTGCTGAAGGTTCTTTAAAAGGTAATAATTGAAACTGTTCTCTAATATTTCCACCTGGTGCATCTACATCTCTAAACTCTCCAGGTTGAATTGGCTGATCA